ACTATTACAACTTCGTACTTTTTAAGCCACGCATTCTCTTCCTTAATGGGATTATTATTAACAACAACTATTTCATCAACTCGTTTATACAAATACTGTACAAGTGATTTTGTGTACTCAAAGTTTTTATAAATAGGTATTATCGCAGAAACCATTTTTTTATATTCTTAATTTTTTAAATAACTTTCCTTAAAGTCAGACCATTTTGGGTAGTTTGAGTCTGACCTGACTACCCAAAAGATTTAAGGATTATCATTGAGCTTATTCTTGAAAGCCTTTTATTGACTAGTATCAAGAATAAAATCTCAAGTATTTAGGCAACATTTGTACCTTTAGAACCTACTAAGCCGATCTTAGTCATACCACCATCGCCATACGCATAGTATGAGAATGAGGTATATTCTAAGTTCTTAGTGTGATAATCAACATACTGTGGATCTAGCTCAGGTTTCTTAGCCCAGATTAAATTCAAAGGATTTAATGAAGGGTCAAGTACGAACCAGCAATTAGGATAGGTTACATTGTCTAACCAGTCCCAGACGATCAATTTGTATTGATCTTCAACTGGATTGTAAACGCCAGAACTAAATGTAGCAGAAACACGCCCTGTAGATTTCAAGAGAATTCTAGCTGTTGAAGTTAGTCTTCGTGGAACGATTAAATACTTAAATTCAGGTACTTCAAGAGTACCAGAATGATCAAGCATTCTTGGTGCCATATATTCTTCAACGGCATTCAAAGAATCTTCATCTAAGTCCATATTTACAGTCGTACCATCGGTGATGATATTATTGTAAGTATCGCCAGCTGAATTTGCGCAAGGATGTGCTATGTTAAACATAGCAACTCCATCAGGAGAATTAGGTGTAATAGTTTTACCATCAGAACGGCGATTATAAGCAGCAGCAGAAAACCCATTAATAAGAACATCAGCTAAATCTAACTGTAATTTCTTATAAGTTTTCTTAATAAGGTCAGATGGCAATGAAGCCATTTTACCATATTGCTCAAAACGCATCATTCTATCAGTAACTCTGATCATTCCACCATTGTTCTTTTGTTCGTATTGGACATTATAAAGCTCAGATGAGTTTAGATCAGGGAATTGAGCGCCTTCTGCGATTTCCTCGATTTTTTCTACACCTGAAATACCACTATCAGTAGTAATTTCTTTATCATCAGTACCAACACTATAAACATCTCCAAAAACGCTGTTGTCTAAAGCATAAGTTTCAGCTTCACTCCAACATTCTCGTAAAAGATTATCAACCTTAGTAAGGTCTTTAAAATTATTTATGGATAACATAGTCTAGTTTGTTTCGTATGAATTGATTACCACTCTTACTTTTCGGTCTGAGGCAGCCCCTATAATTTCTTTTACCATAGCAGCACCATCTGTATCTTCACCAGATGCAATATCAATAGTTCTTTCGTCAGAAAGATTATATCTATGGAATCTTTGAGTTACAGCAGTATCAGCATTAGTATCAGCTTCGAACTCGTAGTCATTAGCGTCAAAGAATAATGCCTTTTGTCCAGCTGTTTTTTCTTCTTCTTTATCTTCTTGAGCAATTAATATTTGCCTTCCAGTTAAAGTTGCAGGAATGTTAGCTGGTACTAAGTAACCAACACCATTGTCAGTATAGGCAGTATGTCTTTCAGCAGCTACATCAGCAGCTAATTCATACTCTAATAATGCGATGTCTTGATCACCTTTAGCTTTTCTGTATATAAGCATATCAGATTTTAAGTTGAGTGGATTATTTTTTGTTGGACTTCTTTCCTAGTGGTCCGAGATGAGGTTTACCAGCTTTATTGAAAGTTTCTTGCAACTCTCTATCAGAAACTGAACCTTTCTCTTGGGTTACACCGGCTGTCTGACCAGCATTATTACTACCTACTGATACCCCTCGCTGATCGTCTTGAATAGAATCTTTACTTCCCTTAATACCTAGTCTCCTCTTAGTGTCCTTTAATGCTTCCTCTAGTGCTTCTGCTTGGCTCATACCTTCATCTAAATAGATTTTGGCATATCTACCAATCTTGGCTCTAATAGGTGCAGTAAACTTTACATCAGAGTGGCTGTTCTCAAAGGATTTAAACCCTTCTCGTTTTTGAGCATTAAGTTCTGCTTCGATTTTATCAATTCGTTCGTCTGAGATACCCTCAGTAGTCTCGGTTGTTGGCTTAGTATTCAGAACCTTGCCAATTTCCTTTGCTAAACTAGGATTATCTTTGATTGCTTTGATAATAGGAGCTACATCTTTAGCATGTTTTTCAAGGACTTTAGTCTTTCGAACAAGTCGTTGTGCTTCCTTTGTAGAATTACCATAACGCTTTTTCAAAGTCTTGGCTTCTTTTTTCCAATCCTTATTATCATCGTCATCGTCTCCTTCATCATCGCTCTCATCGTCGTCCTCATCTAGCTCGAAATCAGGGTCGATGTCAGAACCACCATTGTATTCGTCTAATAATGGGTCTCCCTCTTCCGATTCAAGGTTATCTCCTAGTGGAGTGCCTGTGTCTGCGTTATCTAATGTCTTATCAACATCAGGGGCAGTTTTGTTTTCATCAAACATTTTTTTACTTTAATTTATTAGGGTTAGGACTTATGTCCGCCTAACTCAGGATAAATTCCTGATTATTGATGATGAGGGAAGAGATGCCAACCATCAATTAAGATGATTGTTTTTACTCACCATCAATATATCAAAAATCTATTCGTTAAAACTAACAGTCATCTTGTCATCCATTAAATGGTTAAGATAGAGTTGACTAAACTTACTACCCTTCTTAGCATTAATCTTTTTCATTACTACATCTAGCACTAAGCCTACATCTTCAATTTGACACTTTTCATCAATCATTGTTTCAATAACCTTATTAGATACTTTCTCGGCAAACTTCATTTTCTCTTCAAGCCTGCTTTCATCACTACCTATAATCTTTTCTTTCATATTATTTCTTATTTAATGATTTAATCTTTTTTTGGTCTATTGCTCTTTGGGCTTCGTGATTGACAAAACTTCTTTTAAACTTCTCGTTGATTGTGTCTAGCATCCAAATAGCTCCCATATATTTAGCTGCGTCTAATCTAGCTCTCTTTTCAAAGTTTACTGAAGTCTTAGCTGACTTGACCATTAAGCGTCTCTTGGTTCTATCGAAATAAGCTATTAAGCTATCATACTCCATCATTTTATTAATGGTATAAAAGTCTCTAGTTTCCTTAGCTGACTTAGCAGGTATTTCCTCTCCCCAGAATTTATCATTAAATATAGTTTTCCAGTATAGTTTCTCTATGATTTTTTTAAACATATATATTATTTAATTATTTAAGCTTGATTTATTTCCGCATTAGCTTCAAAGCAATCTTCACATAAATATACGGCACAAGCTATAGCATCATGTGGCCAATATCCACCTTTACCTTTATTTTTATGTAAATTGCAAACATATTTCTCTTTATTTTTATACTCCTCACTATCCTCATAAGCTACAAACATAATCCTTGCATTACCACCACATTTCTTGCACTTTATATCTTTTTTGAAATTCTTTTGCCAAGTTTTGTTTAAACCTTTTTCTCCTAAATAAGTTTTCATAAATTTATGTTAATTATTTAACTGGTTGTTCTGGTAGTATAGCTGGTGTAGCTTGTGGTGGCGCTCCTTGACCTCCTCCTGGTGGTAATCCACCATCTGGTGCAGGTTGTTCTCCCTCTGGCACTTGGTTTGCTGGGGTTCGTATCAATCCTTTAGGTGCTTCAAGCAACTCAATAGCATTATCAGCAATAACCTGTGGGTCTAGTAATGGAGCTGTTAAAGGATTTGCTAATAAGAAATCAACAACTTGCATAAACTTATTTATCTTCATTTGTTTATTCAAAGCAAAGCTAGGTTCAAACTGTATCTCAATATCATACTTACCTGTAATATCTTCTGGTTTAAACTCAAAGAATGAATAGCCGTCTATCTCTTTAACCTCATAAGCATCGCCAGTAGATATATCGCCTTCAAGCTCTTCAGGTGTCATACCAGGAGTATCGCCAGCGAGCTTTTTCTTCTCAATGGCATTTTTAGTCCTGTCTTCTGCTGAAATACGCTTAATCTCTACGCCTTCTAGCTTAATGGTTCTATTCTCTTCTTTGTATTCAATAACCTTGTCCTCATCAACTATCTGTTCAACTCGTGGAACTGTCATAAACTGTTGGATATTAGATAAAACCATTCCAGCCCTACGCTTTAATGATGGTTCAGATAGTTTCAAGATCAATCTAACCCTCTTTAGTAAACTCTCAATTTGAGCAGTAGTTTCAGTAGCAGTTTGTTTAGGCTCACCAATAGAACTCACGAGCTTATTATCAATACCAGTAATATTAGCAACTTCGCCTTTTAGTTTACTCTGCTCTTCAGCAATCTGTGGTGGTGGTGGTGGTTTAATCAATGGAGCATAGACATCACTAATCCTTTTATTTGGTGGCAAATTAACCTTAGCCATTCCACCTGGTCTATTTCTATAATCCTCTTCATCAATCAAAGCCTCATCATCCCAAATAGTCATTTGGTCAATAGAATTATGTAGGTTTTCTATGTTAAGGTTCTCAAGGATATTATATTCCTTAGCTAAACCATCCATAATTTCAGGAACTCCTTGCCAGTAAAGACAAGGTTTAGACCTAGGAATATGCCTCATATGAGATAAAGGAATTATCTTATGCCTGAATGGGTTTGGTCGGTCTATCTCGGTCAAGAGAACTCCATTAGCCACAACAGCAAAGACATCTTTTAACTGATTGTAATATAAGAAAACATCAACAATATCTTCTTCCTCGTTCCTGTATATGAAATTGCAATTAACATCATCAGCATTGACATCAATCATTCTATTTGGTTTGACAAACTCGGTATTTCTAAAGCCAGAATCCTTATCAAACTCAGCTATAAACTTGTTGTAACTATACTTAAACCGAATAAAAGCATCTTCAGCTTCAGCAATATCAGTAGCACCTTCATCTGCCCAGACATCTTCAATAGGTATATCTTTCCAAGATACCCCTTCTTTATCTGTTTTCTCTAATTCAACATATTGATACTTCTTTGTCTTTTTATCATAATTAACCGGGATTTTAACCTTACGCTTATCACATTTGTAAAAGTCATAAGTCCATTGGAGTCCGAATATGATTGAACCCAGAGTCCTGATAATCATCTTAAAGCCTTCTTCGTTTTGTCTTTCTACATATTTATAGATTATCTCACCAATAACTGCTTTAGCCTTATCCTTCTTCTGTAAAGCGGTTAAGACAACTACTGGTGGTTTCTCTGACATCTCTGAAAGCATTAAAAGTACCTGAGCTGTAACTAACCTCACATAAATAGGCTGAGTGTCCTCATCAGTTGCTAGCGTGCCACCTGAGACTAGAATGTTATAAATAGAACCAGTTATATCAGCTTGGTCTATTTGACCCATTAAGCCATCATAGACATTAGCCCAACGCTTCCACTTGTTCTCAAACTTCTGACGCTGATTACTCATCTGTGCTTTCCTATCGTTCATAAACTTCAAGAAGTCGCTATCGTCTGGAGTTGGGTCGTAGTCTAAGAATTTATCCTCATCTATTATTAGTTTTGATTTAGCCATATTTTAAAAGTTATCGTACACATTTTTTATCTTGTCGCTTGTTATCTTGTTATCAAGGGGTTTGCCATATCCTCTAGTTTGCTGTCCTGTTTGTTTTCGTCTTGCCTGAACCATTTTGAAGAAGGCACTAGCTTTCTCTTCAGGGGTCATATCAACTGCTTTCTTAACAACTGGATTAACTCGAGCTAACTGAGTCATATAAGCCAAAGCATCAATAATGTCATCTCGCTTACCAACTGGGAATGTTAATAGCTCTTCTTCCATATCAGCTTCAGCTCCATCAGCTCTGTGAAATAAGGTTTTAGACCTATAAACTGAGATAAGACTTCTAATCCTTGTTTCCTTGTCCTTATCAGCCTTTAGCTCTTCAATAGGGAGAAATGTATTTCTTTCTCGCATCTCCTTGCGTAGCATATAAATCAAGACCTTTTGGAATACTGTTGTTTCTATGCCTATTTTGTCTAAATTCCACTTCTCGTGGAGTTTAAAGATGTTTTCTATTAAGACATAGGGGTCAAATATCCCAACTATCTTATCAAGCACATACCATTTGTTCTCTTTATCTATACCGACAACTACCATAGCGCAGTTATCGCTTGTTCGCTTCTCACTAATAGCAGGGTCAACTGTTAAATACTTTCTGAATTTCTTATCAATAATATCCTCTGCTTTGTAGTATTGGAAATCAGTACGCTTAAACTCGGCTGTTTCAGGGTCAATCGGAGTATTCATATACTCAGCCATGAATATATCTATCTTGCCTCTTTTGCTGTAATCTGCTTTTAATTCTGCAATCTCTTCATTAGTCATGTACTCTGGCCAAATAGATTGCCCATCTTCATCTATAATCTTATAGATTTTCTTATCAAAATTATCATACTTGTCGCTTTCAAGCACCCTAGATAATACGCTGTCAAAATGGATAATCGTTCCTATAAATATCACTCTGCCATCTGGTTTAGATAGCGATGGAAATATTGAACCATTTACCCATCTCTCTAGCTTATCTCTCCTGTCCTTATTTGCGACTAATTCCTCATTCTCTAAATCATCCATGATGATTAAATCAGGTCTGGCATCTCTATACTTTAATCCACGAATCTTCTGACCAGCTCCCTTAGCCATTATTCTAATCCCTGTGGAAGTAATAATGTCATCTTCTGACCATTTTTTACTCTTTAGATTGCCATATAACCAAACAATCATCTCGTTAAACTCCAATTCAGCCTTTAAATCCTCTAAAAATAGACTAGCCTGACCATAAGTATCAGACACTAATAGCACAAACTTAACTTGTTTTGTAACTATTAGCCAAGATAAATGAAATAAATCAGTCATTGTAGTCTTAGCTGTGCCACGAGGGCAAGCTCTGACTATGAATTGGTGTTTCTTATAGTCCTGTAATAAGTCTCTATGGAATGGTGCAGGCTTCCTTGTTAAATAACTACTAAAACAGAGACTGATAAAATCTTCTTCATTTACCTTAAACGAGTCCTTTAGAACTTTTATCTTTTCCTCCGATGTCAGCTGTTTTTTTGCCATCTTCTCTTTCTTTGATTTTTAAATCTATATACTTGTTAAAATCTTCATTAGATATTGGATCTGTTGTTATGTCTTTTACTTCCTGAACATCTCTCATATCTGTAATATTCTTGGCTGTGAATATATACGCAGTTGCATTGTAACCACCATTTAAACCATTTACTATTAAAAACTCCTTTTGTAATTGCTTACTTATCTTATAGGCAGTAGAGAACTCCTTATTTTTCTTACACCATTCTAATAGGGTAGGTTCAGTAACTTTCACTTTTCTAGCAAATTCAGAGAGAAAAGGAATATCATTAGGTATAGTATATTCTTTACCTTTGTTGTCTTTTGCTATCCTATATTTTGGAACATCAAAAAACTCCACAATATCTTTACAATACTTTAGTTTATACTTTGTTGGTCTGCCTCCTGCATGTGGTGGCTTTGTTTCATCAACTATAACAGGTTCTTTGGTTTCTTTGAGTTGTGTTTCTTGTTCTGTCATTTTACGACGCTTAATTTTATTTAACCTTAGCCTTTTTCTTGTTTTTCCTCTTAATATATTCTAAAATTTCTTTTATTCTACTTTTATGTAGTTCTGCTAGTTTCTTATCCTCTTCTGGAGTAAATTTTATTATCTTTATCATTTAACTAATTTTAGTTTTATTTATGTGTCGTTTTATATTATATTTTACGACGCATAGATATTCCCCACCCCTTCCCTTCACTCCGCATTGCCCTAATTAGGTGCTAACTCTTGTCGGTGGGTAAGGAGAAAATGCTTACCTCATTACTGTCGTTATTCTAGGAATTTAGGTATAAAGCGTCGTTTGGTCGGGCTAGCTACCTGTGGCAAGCTAGTGCCAATCCTTTTAATGATATTTGCTAATCTTAGCAAGATTCAAGTGTCGTAAAATTATATATCATTACTTAATATTTACTCGCATGGGCAGGCTAGCTTAGAGTTAATTATTCCCATGCTATCCTGCCAAGTCGACTTTACCCTACATCCTGCTTTCGGGGCATGAGGCACATAGGTGAGGTCTTACTTTATTCCCCGTGTGAATAAACATTTTTTCAATAACGCCCAAAATGCCATTCTCAATAATGGCTGGCGGGCGTAAATCTCAATGGAATTAGCTAGGCTAAACCAATGCCGATCTCTGCCTTAATTATCTAACACTGATACAAAATGTCAACTTTTGCTATCAAAAAACAGGGCTGTTAACCCCGTTTTCATTGACTAAAGTGTCTAAAAGCTACTGTCAAAAAATAGCCTAGTTATCCACAAGTGTCTAAATAATCTAAAAACTTTTTAAGTCTCTTCTTTGGCATATCTGAATACCTCCCTAAATATACAATATTAAATCCTTTTTTTATCTCAGGTAAAATATTATCTAATGAATCTCTCATTTTTTTTCTATTACAATCAAGAGATAATGTTTTTAAAAAAATCCACCCTAAATATACTCCAATCATTAAATCATCTTTTATATCAAGCTCTTTATAGTTTTTTACTATATCAAACCAAATAGACTCTAATTCTTCTCTATTTTTTATCTTTTTAATTGTGTCTATATGAACTAACTGCATAATATTACTTAGTCTTTTTAACCTTAACTAACTCATACTTAGCCAGATCCTTAGCTAATTTCCTTAAATGATGTGCTGTAAAAGGAACATCTTTAGCTATGGCGTTGGCATTGTTATTTAACATAGTTGCTAATAATTGTGATGTCATATTCATATTTTTATTCTAATTCATCTATTCTCTCACTCCATATAGCTGATTCCTTTTCCTTTTGTTTCCTGTAATACTCATTAAAATCTTCTTTCTTGCCACCCTTTGGATTATTCTTATGGGTAAACCAAACAAACATCTTACCTCTAATGGATTGAGCCGGACTTTTATCAGAATTAAACTCAGGTGCTTCCTCCTCTGGTATATCTGTAATAGCAATTTTGTTAATCTTAAATACAAACCAACCAATCTTATTTTTTAAAGATGCTAGACTAGCGACATCTTCAGGACCAATCTCCTGAGTATCAATTGCTAATTTGTAACCACCATCAGCCATACTACCAAATTTACTGATGATCGCTGGAACTCTTAATAGCTCCTGTTTCTCTTCCTTCATAATTTTTACTTAACTTATAAAATACTTTCTTATTATATATAAAACTATTATTATTGTTATTATTATTGTTGTTAAACCCATATATTTAATAATTACATTTCGTCTAGGGCAATAGGATGTAGAATTATGCAAAACTACAATATCACCCTAAACAAGATATAATTATTCCTTTAACCCAAACTTCTTAGCCCAACCTTTAACGCTGTTTATGGATTTAAAACCGAGCCTATAACAAATATATCCATCCTTTTCTACTCCATACCAGCGTTTAAAGTTGTTGAGCTGTTTTCTATTTCTATTCTTTAGCCATTTTCTTTCCCATCTGGCACTTTC